ACAGCGTGATGGTGCAATTGGCCAGCGGCGCCAGCGAAGAGGTGCAGGTGGTGGAAGACTGGGTGATGCCACTGCCAGCCGGGATGGAGGCCTTCACATCGAGCGCAGGTGCCGTGCCGCTGTTGGTGACGCTTACCAAGGCGGCGCTTCCGGCGTTGAAAGAAAGGGGGGTAGCAGGGACGTTCAGCGTGGTCGGCGTGACGGAGCTGGCGACGGTGACCTGGGTGGACGTAGCTGAGGCGTTGCTGCCTGCGATACCGACAGCGGTCGGTCCTTCCGCTGCGGAGGCGGCCAGGATGATGGAGCAGCTGGAGCCTGCTGGCAGCGATGCCGCGCAGCTGTTGGAAGACACCGTGATGCCGCTGCCTGCGGGCACGGTGGCCCGCACATTGATCGCTGGTGATGCGCCGCTGTTGGTGATGGTCAGCGTGCCTGTGCTGCCTGCAACGAACGAGAGGCCGGGACCTGGAACGCTGAGGGTGGTCGGGGTGGCTGCCGCGGTGGCCTCGTCAGCCTTGGTGCGGCAAATGGTCTCCACGTTCACGCGGCACACGCCATTGGGGGCAATGGTGTCTCCCACCGCGCAAAGGGGTGGAGGCGACGCGGGCGGGACGCCGGGTGGCACGAGCTGGGTGAAGCCTGCAGGAAAGCACTGGTTCAGGTTCGGAGGCTGGATAGCCGTGATCCTGAGAGCCACGCCGGAGCTGTTCGTGAAATCCTCTGCGGAGAAGCCGTCGATCTGTCCGCCATTGACAATCTGCGCCACGATCAATGTGCGTGTTTCCCCCGACGGATTTGTGAAGCTGGCGGCCAGCTGCGCCCGCAGATCAGGGCTGTGCCAGAGACCGGCACACACGATGGCACTGGCCCACAGGGCCATGAAAAAAGCCCTGTGCTGGCGGTTGCGCAATGTCAACCAAGCCGCCAGGGCCAGGCCCACAGCCAGGGCCAGCAGGCTCCAGGGATTGTCCACCGGGATCGGCGCTGCACCAACGACGGCAGCGGGCGCGACGGTGATGCTCTGGGCATGGGCTGCCAGGGGGAGATGGGAGGCCACGGCGACAGCCGCGGCGGCAGGTGCAGCGGAGATCTGCTTCATGGTATGGCCAAAGTTGATGCGAAGCTGAAATGTAAATGAAGTTCCTCAAGTGATTTCTATTTGTATCTATTGATATCGCGCAATCATTACGTTATAGCTTCCTGGGAACGTACACCCGCGCCGTCCACCGTGAACGTGTCTCGGCCACGGCCAGGGCAGCCGCACGGCGCGGGCTCGTTGTGCACGGCACAGCAGGAGTCATGAGCACAGTTGCCGGATGCACAGGCGCAGCCAACTGCCAGCGAGGCGGGGTGTTGCAGGGCGAACTGGCGGAATCGCCAATGTTGCGGGACAGCACGTCGAGGGCACGCTTGATGCCCTGGGCGATTTCTTCCGCACGCTTGGGAGAGTTGGCGATGGCGGCACCGACGGCCGAAATCATGGCCAGGGCCAGCTAGCTACGGAGGGAAAGGGACTGATGCATGCGCGTGACCTGTGGTGGTTTCGATCACGGCAGGGTGGCAGGCATGGTACGGGACCGGCCCCAGCCGGACGCGTGGACTCAGGCCGCTGCGATGCCCTCGCTAAGGATGGCAGACAACTCGTGCATCACGTCCAGCTACCGGCACAGGCGGGTCTGCTCGGCCGCCTGCGCATGGGCTCTCGACTGTCGCCTGCCGACCCGAAGCAGCCATCCAGCAGGAGGCTTCAAAGCCGCCATTTAATTTGGCTGAAACGCAAGGCCGCCCGTCGCTCGTTCACCAGCATGGCCGGAAACCCCTCGACCTCCTGTTGCCCATGTAGCGCGGATGCCGCAAACCATGCCATTTCACAAATATGTGCACTCATTGCACATAGGCCTGATCGGTGCGCACGCTATAGTGTTTGTAACGAATCCGCTCACGGACCTGATCAAGAAATCGTGTAGCGAGCAACACAGGAGGGGCGGCGAGTTTCATGGCTGAATTTGATACCGTATTTTTGCAAAGAATATGCGCCGTAAAGCTATGCAGCCTCCCTTTTCGCGTTCTCTTCGTGCCAATTGAGACCACAAGCGTCATATATGCTTGCGGTTTTTTGCGGTCTACACTTCGTTAGCTTTCACAATCAAGGAGAGTGTCATGCGAAAGAATTTTTTACTTATTTCCCTCATAGCCGTAGCACTCAGTGGCTGTTCCACATGGACTATTCCAGCCACTCCTGGAGATCCCAAGTCCGCACAAAGTTATGGATATAATCCGATTGACTCGCTACCAGTTACGGTTTCTCCGGCAAACGCTACGCGAGAACAAAAACTTGAAGCCCTTCCTGACGAGACTATGCGGTTAGCTGTTGGTCAGCTCGATGGAAAGGCTGGAATTTCGTTTGGACCAGCTAAAGCCGGGGTGGCTGGAAATAGTTATGTTGTTATTCTTGATTACACGAAATTCACAACAAAATCATTTGGGGTAAAGAAAACTGCTGTAGTGGGTAGCGACAAAATTTCCGTTGCTTTAACTACAGTGCCCGATCCGGATGTTGTGGTGCCTGTTTACGTGGGTGTCGGGCTGCGACTCACTGCCAATATAACTGTCAAAGAAGGAAGTGTTGATCTTGGAAATTTGTTTGCATTGGGGGTGGCTGCCCAAGCAAAGCAGATATCCGGCACGCTGGTTATCCAATCCCTTGGCCTGAGCGGAGAAGGGGTTTCTCCGTTGATTCCTATTCCGAGTGAGATAAATCCAACAACAATTCAAAATGCGCTCATGGCTATCGGCTCAATCAAAGCCAAGATATACGACGGGAAGATCACCATAGTACCCCGCGTGGTCGGGGTCTATAACAATCTCGGTGGAGGCCAAGAAACGATAAACGGCTTTATTTCCACAATCTTGGAGAAGCCTCTGACACTTGATGCGCAATGAGCTAACAAATCGTTCCAGCGGAACGCCTTCGGCGACCGCTGAACTCCAACGTTGAATGTCTGCTTCTCGATCCCACCAGCGACGGCTCATGGCCGTGAGCAGTCGGCTACCGTACACGCAGCAGGAACACCCGCCGATCAGCGTGAGACGTTCGGCCAAGCATCCCTCATCAGCGCGGCGTCAGCGGCGTGGCCATCAGCCGCTCGCGCGATGTCTGCACCGCGCTCTGCCAGGCGTCCACCGTGGTCTGCCAGCTCTTGGAGTACGGTTGTGCAGGTGCTGGCGTAATGAGCGAGGGCGGGCTGGGCAGCTCCAGCGATGCGCTCGGGGAGGCCGGCAAAGTCGCCCCGCATGCCTGCAGTAGCAGTGCGCAAATCGCGCAGGCTGCGGTCGAGATCCTGCTGAGCCGCGGCGTTGCGCTGGCCAGCGGCCTGGAAATTGGCGAGTGCATCGTTCATTCCTTTCTGAAATCCGGCCATGTCGCGCACGGCCTGCTTTGTGCTAGCCAATTCGGTGCTGGTCTGTAGGTGGCGCAGCTGCTCCAGCTGCAGGCCGTAGCGCTGGCCCTGAGCCCACCAGGCACCGCCGGCACCAATCGCAAGCGACGCAGTGGCCGCAGCCAAATAAGTTGAGAGTGGGCTGATCATTGCGAAGCCCTCGCCAGCAAGCCCGGGCTGAAATGCCCATCCCTGCCCCACTGCGCGCACAGTTCGCGCGTGGCTTCGCGGCGATCAACAAGGCCCGGCAGGCGCGTCGGAACGCCGTTGACCGTCCCGTAGACCCATCGCGGCATCTGCTCGCATGCAGCATCCAGCTGCCCTGCGTTGGCCAGCCGCATGACCGTCGTGTCAGGTGCCAGCGCCGATGGCACGTTGTAGGCCACGTCGATAAAGCTGGCCTGCACCCAGACGTTGTAGCGGTCCCAGTGCCGCAGCGCGCGCCGCGCCAGGCGCTCGGCCTCGTGGTACTTGGGCCGCTCCAGGCGTTCGCAGTCCTCGGGCGTGTAGTAGCGCCCTGCCACCACCTCGGGACCCGTCACGCCCGCGCAGACGGTCAGCGGCTGCCCCTTGCCCACGCGGTCGATGTAGGGCGTGCCGATGTGCCGACCGCTGCTCTCATAATGCAGCCCGATCTCCCGGGCCAACTTCACTGCAGGGCTGGGTCCGGCGTCCTGGGTGGCAACATAGCCGCCGGCAGCGGTGACGGCCAAGCCCGCAGCAGTAGCCAGGAGTCGATTGCGTAAGGTCTCGTTCATCGGCCACCTCCTCCCACCATCAGGGCCTTCCAGAACGCGATGCCAGCCGTGCCGAGCATCACGATGTAGGTGATCGGCTTGGCCGCCTTTCCGATCCAGTTGAGCACGCGGAATGCGCCCTGCGCTGCCTTGAACACCTCCACCATTTCAGCCGTGTTGGCACGAACCTTTTCCGTGGCCTCGGTGTTCGCGCGCAGCTCTGCCTCAATGCGCGTCATGCGCGCATCCCCCTCGTCCAGCCTCGCATTAATGGTCCGGGCCGTATTCGGAGTTATTGCGTTTCCATAGTCGTCCTGCATGAGCACTCCTAAAGCGTTACCGCCAAAACAAAGGCCTCGTCCAGGGATTCCGACGTGCCACCCAACTGCGCCCACAGTCCAGCGAGAAACGGGTTGCTGCGCTCCCAGGTGTCAGCCTCGTACTCGATTTCGGCCTCACGCATTTGCACGGGGTCCGTGATCGCGGCAATGGCCGCCTCGGCTTCATCGAGCAGCCCGAATGCAAGGAGCGCAAGACGCCCCTGGCGGCGCGTACAGGACCTCGGGATCAAAGCGGCGGCAGCCTCATCACGTAGACGCTGCAGCTCGGCCAACTCCTCGTCGGACAGAGGTACTACAGACCACTGCTGCCGCCAAACGCCGTCGATTTCCACGGGATCGATCTCGGCGGGCTTATGCGTGTCCGCGTCGTATGCGGGCGTTTCCGATGGCTCAACGAGCACATAGCACTCCAGATGCTGGGCCATCATCGTCATAGGGTGCAGTTCCTGGATCTGCGCGACGCTCAGCGGGTATTGCCCGGTTTCGATATTGATATACATATTGATCCTCAAATGACGCGGCCGAGACGGGTGCCGGTGGCGAGCCAAGTGATATAGGCGTTGCCGTCAACGTAGTAGCCTGCGGGTTGACCGTCTCCGGGCGGTGTTGTCTCCGAGGCTGATGCTGAGCCGCCGACGCCGCCCCAACCCCCAGAAAATCCTGACTGCCCAATTGATCCTCCACTGCCGCCCGAGCCTCCCGACGCCGCCGGAGCTGTATCGCCGGGAAATATCGCCCCTTGATACTGATAGTCCTCCCCCCGCCCGCCTGACTGAGCAGATATCAACGCCACACTACCGGAGGCATTGAAGCCTGCACCGTTGCCCCCGCCGCCGCCAGAAGCGCCGCCAGAAGAGCCGTGGTACTGCACCCATGCGCCGCCTCCGTAGCCACCTTGACCACCCCCGCCGAAAATGGTGCCGTTGTTGGTTACTCGGATGGGTATGCGCGTGTACAGGCCCGTGCCAGAGTTCACAACACCACCAATTCGACCATAGTTGATAACGTGCAGCTGGTTTGCTCCAATGCCGCTGATATTCAGACTAGCGACATCCACTCCTGAATTAATCGTAACTTGAATAAGTTGCGATCCATTCCATCCCAGCGCTGTAGCAAGTGCGGCAATGTTTGGACTGCGGACATTGGCCGAGACAATGACGTTTATCTGCCGTTGCCCGCTGGCCATCAACATACTTCGTGCAAACATCAATGCACCCCCGCATAAAAGCATTCCCAGCGATTGACGCGATTGCAGGTAAAGATGAGGCTTACCATCCCGTTAGCGGGATACTGCGGAAACGGCAGCAGCGCCCCCGTTCCGTCAATTTGCAGTCCTACGTTTCCTGAGAACGTAATTGCTCGGATTGCACCTGCACTGATAACGTGTAGCGTCACTTCATCACCATATTGACGGCCGGCAGGCAATATGAATTGGCATGTCGCGTTAATCGTCACGACATGCACACCACCCTGACCAGGATCAACGATGTAGGAAGGGGTGCTGGCAGGGACGTTTACAGTCACCTGCCGGCCCATGGCCGTCTTGCTGGTAATCACCCGATCCCAGGCACTCCAGGTCGTGTCCTCCAGCACACGTTGCCATGTGCTGCCCTGGATACGCGACACATAGTCCGGCGTTGTGGAGAGCACTTGGGTAGCCACCTGTTTGGCTCGACCTGTCGCCCCTGTGGTCTCCACAAGCCAGGATTGGCTCCCGTTGTTGTATTCCTCCGGCGGCCAGTCCGCACCACGCCCAGTGGTGGTGGTCATCAGGGCAAAACCGACCAGCAACTCGCCCATCAACTTGGACTTGCCCCAAGCCTCTGGCGCCTTCGCGATTACTTCGCTGACACGCGGCGCTTGGTTACCAGTTGCGCCTTGGGGCACTTCAATCGGCCCAGTAAAGACCCCCCCACCCCTAGGCATGAACGTTGCCGGCAAATCCCCAACGCCAGGCACCCACCTCAGGACATTGCCACCCCACCAGAACCAACGGTTGTTGAGATTGGGATCGATGCCTACGTTGATATACATCGCCCCCAGCTTGATGGCCCCGCCCTGGTTGTCAGTGGTCGGCGGGACTGTCTTGGGGCCGAGCATGTACTGGTCAACCGCCTGTGCGCTGGCGGCAGCCGATGCCGCAGCGCTTTGCGCCTGATTCTTGAAAGCCTCCGCCGATGAGGACGCAGCCTGCGCAATCGCTTTCGCAGCCTCGGCCGCTGCAGCGGAATTTGCCGCCTGATTGCGATAGCTCATTGCCGCATCGGCCTGCTCCCGAGCAACGATGGCGCAGGTTCGGCAGGCCACAGCAATCTCCCGCATGCGCGACACAGCGGGCGGGACGCTTGTGGCGTAGCTGAATGCCTCCTGGTTGAAATTGGCGCTGCCGAGCGCGGGATACTGCGAGATGGGCAGCAGGTCTGGGATGTTGACGATGTCGGTCATACGTTGCCTTTGATTTGCAGGTCCACCTGGGCCGAAGTCCAATCGGTTGAGCGCACGGTGCCGGTGACCTTGCCCACAGTGGCCAAGTGCCCGTAGCGCGGCAGGTCGCTGACCTCAATGGCCACGGCCTTGCCCAGGATCTGGTCCAGCAGCGTCTTTGCTGCAGGCGCCTGCACTGCGTCGATGACGCAGCTCAGATTGATGTTGGTGGCCAGCCGCCCCTGCACCTCGGTGTAGGTTCCGTCCTTGCGGTCATCGACATAGGAGTAGTCGCGCGTGCTGGCCTCGACGCCGTACTGCGCGCCGCCCATGCGCTCGCGGCCAGGCAGCAGGAGCTGCTTCCAGTTGCCCACGCTGATAAACCCCACGGCCGCCTCCACCCCTGCGTTATTGCGCGCCACGGTGATGGAGATCTCGATGCCCGGATGGATGGGCAGGTCCTTGAGCACAAAGTAGGTGCCGCGCTGCAGGTCGCCGAAGAGATATTCCCACTCGCCGAATGCCTGCTCCCACAGCTGCGCATTGACAGGCGGCATCAGGTCCACGCCATCCGCCTTGACGGTGATGGTCAGCTTGTCGGCCTCCAGGCCGTACAGCGCCAGGCCGTTGACGAAACCAGGCCGCAATACATAGGTCAGCGAGGTGGCCCGGCGAGCTTTGGTGAACAGGTATTTGTCGAACGGCGCCATGCGGCTGGCGGGCGCCCCTTCGTCACGCTCCCAGAAGGTGGCGGCATTGGGCGTGCCTGGCTCGTATGTGTTGGCGGGCGCGCCCGCCACAGCCTTCACGCATTCGTAGGCGTAGCCCTTCCACACGCGGCGCAGGCCCACGGCAGCATCCGAGCCACTGGCCCAGGCCACTTCGCCAACGGTCGCATCGACCTCGGGAATGGTGGTGCCGACCATGAACATTTCCGGCGTGATGGTCTTGGGCACAAGGATGTTCATGCGATTGCCTTCCCACGCATGGCGTTGCCGCCGTTTGTGACACGGTCGAACTGCTCACCCAGCTCGGGCAATGGCGCCGTGTTGCGCGCAGTGGCCTCTGCAGGAGCACGCAGGCCCGCTACCTCGCCACGCAGGGCGCTGACCTCGGCCAGCAGCGCGGCAATCAGCGCTGCGCTTTCGGAGCCCTGACCGCCCCCGCGCATGGCCTGGCCGAGCTGCTGCTGGTTCCAGTAGCGGGCCGGCCCGGTAGCCTCGACCTCCCAGCCGCGCTCACCCACAACACGCAGGCCGCCCGCGTGCATACCACCGCTGGCGAATGCGGGGAGCTTGATGCCGGTGATTCGCTCGACTTCAGCCCAGTCCCGGGCATACAGCCCCGACAGCGCTTCCATGTCGGACAGCGTGGCGCCAGCACTTTGCATGGCGCGCATGAGCCCGGCCAAGTCGCCCGTGCCGTCATAGGCGTGGTACTTGTCAAACAGACCATCGAGCTTGTTGACCGTGCCCGGCTCAACAACGGACTCATACCAGGTGCCGCCGGAACCATCGCTGCGAGGCCGCAGGTACTTGGAATCCACGGTGTCAGGCTGCCCGCCACCACCCGGCCCCCAGACGGCACCACCATCGTTGGCGCCAGCGCCGGGCTTGGTGCCAGGCTTGGTCGCACCGGCGTCCTTGCCCAAGGTGGCCAGCAGCTTCTCGAAGTAACCCTGCACCGTGCCGGTGAGCATGGTGGTGCCGTTGACCAGCTCGTCGGCGCGCTTGGCCAGGGCATCCAGGCCTTCAATCTGGGACTGCAGGGCCTTGAGGGACCGTTCCTCGATGTTCAGCTGCGATTCACCCAGATCGCCCAACTCCGCAAACTTGCCCGCCCACACCAGGGCATCACGGCGGCGCTCGAAGTCGGTGGCGTAGACGCCCCCGGTCAGGCCCGAGCGGGTGGCCTGGATGGCAGAGCCCAGATCGGCATAGTCAGAGACCTTGCGGCCCGCGCGCACGCCCTGCAAGGCCTCCTCGATGTAGACCATGCCCCGCGCAGCCATCCACTGCGTGGTGCTGTCCACGGTGCCATAGAGATCCGTCGCAGCACCCTTCAACTGCCCCACCGCCGCCGTGATGGCTGAGATGGATTCCTCCACGCTGCTCACGCGCTGCTGCAGCAGTTCGCGGTCACGGTTCACGGCACGGCTGAACAGGTCGTAGGCAGCCGATTGCGCTTCCTTGGCCGCCACCTGGGCAGCGCGCTCGTCCTCGATGGCCCAGATGCGTTCCTGCAGGGCGCGGTTGCTGGGATCCAGTGCAGCCAGTTCCAGGCGGCGCAGTTCCGCCGTATTGCCCTGCATCTCCAGCAGCTTGCGCTCCAGGTCGGTGCGCTGGTCCACGCGGGCGATCTCTTCGCGCAGCGCCTGGTTGTAGTCCCAGGCGGCGCGCTCGGCTTCGCTCATGCCCTCGGTGGCCAGCTTGCGCAGTGCCTCGCGGTACTTGTCGGTCTGGCCCGTGGCGCGCAGGTACTCGGCTTCCAGCTGCCTGCGGTCGTTCTTGAGCGTGTCCAGCACCTGGCCGGCAGCATCGGCCACGGCGCCGAATTCCTGAGCCAGCGGAATGAGCTTGGCCAGCAGCTCCACGTCGCCGGCCGCCATGGCGTCCTCGATGAGCTTGCGGAACTTGGCCTTGGCGTCCTGGCCCATTCGGGGATCAATGTCGATCTTGAGGTCGGCCAGCGCCTTGTCCACCGCCTTGGCCGCGTTCTCGATGCGCTCCCGCTCGCTGTAGAAGCTGGTGTAGAACGCATCCATACCGGTGATCAGGTCCTGGATGCCGCCGGCGCTCTTGATGAGCTTGGCAATGGCCTCGTCGCCCAACTTGCCGAAGTTGGTGATGTTGCGGGTCCAGCCCTCGATGGCGGCGCCCGTCAGCTCCACGGTCTGCAGGGCCGCGTTGAAGCTCTCCAGCGTGATCTCCTCACCCATGTCATCGAAGACATTGCGCATCCAGCTGGGGATATCAGCCTTTTTCAGCTGATCGATCAGCGATCCGCCCATGTCGGCAATGAACTGGGCATAGGCCTTGGCGGGGTCCGTGCCAAGCGCGCCATCGCGCTTGGTGTAGCTGCTCAGGACCTCGCCGGTCACCTTGTCGATCAGCTTGAAGTAGCCGTAGGAATCCTCGTCGCCGTACTTCGGATTGGAGGCGAAGCCCGCGACGATATCGATCTGCTTGGCACTGTCACCGGCATAGCGCGCGAGACGCTTATAGACATCGGACAACGAATCAACGGTGGTGCCCAGTTGCTTCTCAAGATCGGCGTTGTGGCGCTTGGTCAGATCGTCATACCAGTCACCGCCAGCACGATCGAACAGCATCTCGGCGGCCTTGTCATTGCCCGCGCCCGTGGTGCTGTAGGCCGCGCCAACGTGGTTGGCACCGCGCGAACCAAACAGGCCGCCCTTGAGCAGCGAGAAAATGGCGATGGCTCCCGCAATCCAGGGCATTGCAGCCCCCAGGCCGCTCATCAAGGAGCCAAAGCTGCTGCCGACACCGGCCCAGCTTCCATTGCCCGCGATCAGGGCGCCAAGGGCATCGCCGCCAGCCAGGCCCACGGCATTGGCACCAGCAAGGCTGGCAGCCGACGCACCAGGCATAAAGCCCCACATTGCCTGGGCACCTGCACCCAGCGTGCCAAGGTTGTTCAGCATGCCCATGCCAGCGCCGCCACTCTGGCCAGCCGCAGCAGGTGCGCCAAACAAACTGCCCAGGGCACCGCCAGCAATCTGGACCGTGGCCTGAATCAGCGGTTTGAAAATGAGCGTGCGCGCCAGATTCTTGAGGTACTGACCGAACGAGAGACCGCCCTGCATCAGCTGGTCGGCCAGGCTCTGGCCGATCTGGTCCACACCCTTCTGCCATTCCGAGGTGCTGGCCTTGGCAGCTTCTGCCGAGGCTTCGCGTGAGGCCTTCACAGAGGTCAGGCCCAGGCGCTCGCGCAGCAGCTCGATTTCCTGCTGGAGCAGCGCGTGCTCCATAGTCATGGTGCCGGTGAGCGCGGCCGAGCGCTCCATCTCGGCCAGCTGCTGCTCCTTGCTCAGGATGATGGCCATCTGCCGCTGCTCGATCACCACGCGCTGCTGCTCCGCGCTCAGGCCGATCAGCTCGATCTCATCGCGCAGCGCCTGGTTGCTGGCGGTCAGCTCCTCGACCGTCTTGCCCTGGGTGGACATCCACTCCTGGCGGTACTTGCGCTCTGCCTCGGCGGCCTTGAGGGCCTGCTGCCGGGCCTCGTTCTCCTTTTCCAGAACCTTGAGCGTCTTGAGCTTGGCCTCGATGTTGGCGCGCTCGGCCGCGTTCAGGCCCTTGAGCGAGCCCAGCAGGTCCTGCGAAAACTTGAGGCGCAGCTTGTCGGATTCGCCCAGCTTCTCGCTGCCGGAGATCTCCAGGCGCTGGGCCGCGATCTTCTCTTCGATGGAATCGACCAGGTTGCCATAGGCCGTATGCAGCTGCTTGGCTGTGCTGGCACGCGCCTTGGCCGACTCGTCCTCCTTGTAGTTTTCCTTGGCCAGCTTGCTGACCAGCTCGACATAGGCGGACTCGGTGAGGCGGCCGGCCTGACGCAGCTCGTTGAGCTTCTGCAGCTGTGGCAGGTAGTCTTTGCTGACGCCGTACAGCTTCTGGCGAATCTCCAGCAGCGCCTGCTCTGCATCCGCATCTTCCTGGGCCTTCTTCGCGGCGGACTCCGCCACGGTCGGCGGATTGACGGAGCCCCGCCCGCCGCCTGCGCCCTTGCTGCTGGTGTTGAGCATGTCCAGCTCGGCCCGCAGCTTGGCGATCTGGTCCTTGCGCGCCTCGATGGTCTTGGCGATGTTGTCCGCCCCAGCCGTGCGGCCGCCGGCTACGGCACGCGCCATGGCCGCCTCCGAACGCTCGTTCTCGACGCGCAAGGTGGCAATCGCGTCCTCGATGCCCGCAGCCGTCTTGGCATACATGTTGACCGCCGCCACGCCGGCACCGGCAACCACTCCAACGCCCAACAGTGCGAGCGTCACGGGATTCGCTGCGAGCACGGCCGCCAGCGTGACGATGGCCCCCTTGACCACACCGATGGCACCGCCCACGGCCACCAGGCCCGCCGCAGCCGCTGCGCCGCCAGCAGCACCGAGGAAGGTCATTACCACACCCTGGTGGTTCTCGACCATCTTGCCCAGTCCATCGATGGCATCCGTTACCAGGCGCACGCCCCCGGCGGCCTTCTCCGAAAAACCCGTGCTTTCGTTGATTGTGCGGAACAGTTCGTCCCAGGAGTCACCCAGGGCAGCAATGGCGCCGTCCAGGGTCTTGGCGCGCTGCTCCATGGCACCACCGAACGCGGTGTTGCCAATGTTCTCCAGGTAGTCGGTGATGTCCTTGGCCGAGTTCTTCACCCGGGTCGTGACTCCCTGGAAGGTGAACGCCACCATGTCGCCCTGCTTGGACGCCTTGATGCCGAATTCCTTGAGGCGCTCGAATTCGCCCGTGGCCGCATCCGCCACGGCCTCGATCATCTGCATGAGGCTCTTGCCCATGCCGGCCGCCGTATTGCCGAAACTGGTGAGCTTGGCCTGGGTGGGATCGAGGCCCAAAGCCTTCATTTTCACGAAAGCCTCGGTGGCCTGGGCCAGCCCATAGGGCGTGTCCTTGGCAAAGGTCTTGATCCAGGCCATCTCCCGGCCAGCGGCCTGGGCACTGCCCGTGACCGTGACCAACGAGCTGTTGAGCACGTCGAATTCGCGCTGCACGGACACCAGCTTGCCAACGAACGCCGTGACGGACACGCCAGCAAACACGCCGCCGAGCAGCGTGCCCAGGCGCCCTAGCGAGCCGGCCATGCCATCGACCATGCCCGTGACAGCGCGCTTGGACTTCTCGACCTCGGCCTGCAGCTGCGAGCTGTCGCCAGTGATCAGGAACCGCAGGTAGTTGATGTTGCCGGAGCCGATCATGCAGCCCCCTGCTCGTCACTTCGGCGCGCGCCGGAAGGAGCGCAGCATTTCACCCAGCCCGCTGGACACGCGCTCGCGCCGCTCCTCGGCTTGCTCAGGCGATTCATCGACACTGCCGGGTCGAGGGGCGCCAGGGTCTTTGGCAGCGTCCTTGGCGACCAGCCATGAAACGGACAGGTCGCACAGCGTTTTGCCCTCCCAGGGTGTGAGCTGCACGCCATGAATGGACTGCCAGGCAACCAGTTGCTCGTAGCCGATGGGCGATTCGCCCATGGGCGACTGCAGCGATGGCCCCAGGTCAAAGAACACTTCGAGGAGATAGCCGGCCGGGCCAGGGTCGGGCAGGTCAGGCTCACGGCCTTCTGCCTTGAATTCCTCGATGCGTGTGATCCTGGGTTCGTCATGTTGCGGCTGGGTCTTTTTTCCGGTCTTGGGCTTGAGCGGGGCGTTGAGCCACGCCCATGTGCGCACGTAGAGGCTCAGTCCTTCGGCGCACTCTTGGAAAAATTTGCCCAGTCCGCCGCAAAGGCGTTGACCTGGTCAGCCACCCAGCCGGCAGCTGGGTCCGCATACAGGGCCTGCATCCCCTCACGCACTGGGCGGCCCTCCAGGTCCAGGCCTTCGACTGAGTGCGTGATGTCGGCCAACAGCGCTGCCGTGTCGGCGGTACGCTCCTCGGGCGTGCGCTCTTCCAGCGCGCGGCGGCTCTTTTTGACCAGCGCCATGACGCGGCGTTGGGCGCCCAGTTGGGCCTTGCGGTAGGGCTCCGAGCCGGGGCCGTACACATGGATCAGCACGGGCTGCTCCACAGCCCCAGCGCCTTTGGTGGGGTCCTTGAAGTACAGGAGTTCGCCGGCGGCATCCTTCAGATGCAGGGCAGCGGTGTCGGCAACGCGGAGTTGGGAAAGCTTGAGCATGGTGGTGGCGATGAAAGAAAGACAGAAGGGCATGCCACCCGGCTGCAGCCGGGCAAGGCGGCGGCGAATTACTCGGGGATGAAGCTGGCCTGCACAGCCACGTTGGCGAGCACGTTGGCATCGGAGCGCGGGTTTTCCGTGCTGTTGTCGCTCCACTTCTCGAAGTCGAAGCCGGCGGCGGCCTGCGCGAACACGGGCTTGCCCGTGGCGCCCTGCAGCACGGTCTGGCTTGCAACGCCCACGATGGAGCCATTGGCGCCGGCCGTGTAGGCCAGGGTGAACGAGATGGCCGGGACTTCGATGATGTCGTTGTCGATTTCCAGCTGTGCCGTGTGCGCCGTGATGGAATCAACGCTGCCCACGTTGAGCTTGAAGCTCATGCACTGCGCCGTGAAGTAGTGGCTGGAACCGTCCTGCAGCCGGATGCAGTAGCTGTAGCTGTCGTCGGACATGGAGGCGGCCTTCAGCAGAACCTGGCCCTCGTCGTTCATGTCGCGGGCCATGGGCACGGACAGGCTGCCATCGTTGAAGCTGCCTTTGCGCTTGACGATGCGGCGGGTTGCCAGGGGCGAATGCGTGGCCTGGTTGTATTCCCGGCCCAGTTCGGCCAGGTCGGTGATCTCAGCGATCTCTTTGAAGGCCAGGGCCTGGAAGCCGGCCGCATCGTAGGATGCTGGCCGGGCGGCGCAGATCAGCAGCTTGCTGCCGGCCGAGGTACGAACGTTTTGGACTGCCATGGTCGTTTCCTTTCAAGGATGGGATGCCGGGCCGCGCGGGGCGCCCTCGGCAGTGAGGTATCGGCACAGCCACATGCCGCGCACGATGTAGATGGGCTGGGCAGCGGCGTCGTCCCACTGCCCACGGATGCCGCGCAGGCGCGGTGGCGCGATCAGCAGGCCGGCCAGCACGCCGTCAGCTGCAGGCCCCATGCGCTCCTCGATCTGCGCATGCAGCTCCATGGCCTGCTCGCGTGCCTGGTCGCCTATGGCGATGCTGGTGACATCGACCAGGAATTCCCGGTGCAGCGTGGCCAGGCCACCGCACCCGCCCGAGAGGGGTTCGATGCCTTCGTCTGCCGCGCTGATATCAATGGCTGGCAGGGCACTTACCGGGTATGCGTTACGACCTTCGACGCGCACGCTGTCTCCAGCCAGGGTGGCCGCGAGCACAAGATCCACGCGCCAAGCGGCCAGGATCTGCTGTTGCATGTGCTGCGCCATGTCAGGCCACCTCCAGCTGCAGCAGCAGCCAGCCGGACTCGTCGGGCTGGGGCGGCTCGGCGATCAGGTAGGTGACCTGGTCGATCTCTATGCGCTCGCCTTGGGCGATGCCCGGCACCATGTCAGCGGGCAGCCGGCAGGCCAGGACGTAGGCACTCACCATCCCCAAGGCCTCGCGCGGGCCGCGCCGCAGGATGACGCCGAAGGGCTCGCCGCCCTGCCAGACAGCCACCGCATTGGCGTGGTGCCGCTGCTGGGCTGAGCGCACGCGCCCTGCCCGCTCGGCGCCTGGGATTAGGAGGAAAGTCATGCCCGGACCTGCTCCGCTCAGGCCGCGACCGTGCCGATGACGCCAGGCAGGCAGACGGCGCCCTGCGTGGCCGCGCTGTCGGCCGCCTCGAAGGCGAACGCCGCCCCCGTCACGTCGCCGGCCGTGGCCGCGCCGCCCACTGCGAATGCGCCGGTTTCGACATCCCAGCGCAGCGGCTGGCCCTGTGTCCACGCGGTGCCTGCCGCCTTGGGCAGGACAAAGACGCCCACGCGCTCGGCGTTGTAGGGCTCGCCGACCTGGGCCGGACCATTTGCCACGGCAAGGATGGCGCCGATGGCCACGGGCTGGCCTGCAGCCACTGCGGCGGCAGCTGCCAGGACCTCGATGACGTGGCCGCGCTGTTGGTAGTTTTTCATGGGTTGAACTCCTGAAAGCGTGTGAGTGGATGGCGGCGCGCTCAGGCGCCGTTGCTCTTGGCCAGGCCGTGCCAGTCCAGGCTCTTGGCCGCAAAATCCAGGCTGGCGCGCAGCTTCACGCCGTCCACGTCCTCGCTGGCAAAGGTCTCGGTGCGCAGGCCTTCGTACCCGTCCACGTAAGCGAACTCGACGGTGTCGATCTGGCCGGCGCGGGCTGCCAGGTAGAACGCGGTGGTGGACACGGCATCCAGCAGCGGCTCCACGATGGGCTCCAGCGCCGTGCGGCCACCCGTGCGGAACTCGTTGATGTCGCCGGACTTGGTGGGCTGGTAGTTCGGGCTGGTGAACTGGTAGGCCAGGGTTTCCAGGTCGGAGGGGACCAGCAGGAAGGCAGGCGCGATGTTCAGCGTCTCATCGTCACGGCCCTTTTGCTTGCGCATCAGCGTGCGCAGGCTGGACAGCGCTTCCAGCGAGAACTTGGACCCTGCGCCGGTCAGCAGGTTGTGATGCTCGGCATCAAACAGAGGCTCGCCATCCGACATGGCCGGGTTCTTCAGGATCTGGTCATAGACCAAGCGGTTTTCGAGGCGGCGGGCCGCGTCGGCAAAGCGGGTGCCGGTGCGCGTCAGTGCGTCCAGATCGTCATTGATGATCATCTGGCGGGTGATGGCCAGCGAGCGACCGAAGGTAAAGGCGCGGTAGCCCGTGGCATCCTCGGACAGGTTGCCGTAGGTGTACTCGCCATGCTCGTTGAGCTTCTTGAGTTCGACATCGCCGCCCACGCCAATGGCCTGGCGGATGCGGAAGTCCGGCAGGTTGGCGGCACGGCGCGCCCACAGCTGGTAGGTGCTGGGTGCTTGGTCATAGGCCGCACGCAGCACGCGCTGCCCCACGCTGCCCAGCAGCGCGGGGAAGTCGCCCGTACCCAGCATGCCGGAGCGCAGGCGCAGCGCCACGCCAACAATCTCGGCACGGCTCATGCCACGCGTCCGCTGGCCCAGGCCTTCCACCACCTCGCGCGCCATCTCCACCAAGGCCATGGCGCGGTACTGGCGGCCGTTGTCGTCCAGCTGTGCGCCTGGATTCAGACGGTTCATGAGCGCGTTTTCGATGCCGCGCATGCGGGTTTCGTGCTCATCGCCCACGGTGCGGATGGAGGTCGTGGGGCCGGTGGCTTGCTCCTGGCTGCGCTGGTCCAGCGCCGTCAGCACGGCAGCGCGAGCCTCGTCCATGGTGGACTGGTTGCGCAGCAGATCGGCCTGCAGATCGGCCAGGTTGTGGCGCTGGCACAGCGCAACAATGTCGGCGGCGCGCTGACCATCGAACGCACCGGCAGGCGCGGGCAGCGGTGCACCCTCAGTCTGGCGGTTCTGCGGAACCTGCGACACGTTGGCGGGCGCGGTGCCCGGGGTGGTGTTGGCGGTCTGGCCGCCTTCACCGGCTTGGTTTGCTTGGGGCATACGTTGGTGCTCCTGGGTGGTAGGTTGGGCGGCTGCCCGTTGGAAGAACTCGCACGGCATGCCGCCCTGGGGCGCTGCACCGGACGGGGCCTGGGAAGTGGGTGCGCTGCGCGTGCCGGCGTTTGGGTCGGCGGGCACAGTGACGAAAGAGATTTCCTGCGGGGTCCAGGCGACTGCGCGGTAGAGATCGACGTTGATGCCGTCCGTGCGGTCCTGGGCGCGGGTGATTTCGTAGCGCTGGACGCTGTAGCCGAAGCTGATGGCGCGGATGATCCCGGCGCGGATGTCGGCCACGATGCCGGCCAGCTCGGGGCGCTGGCTCAGCCGGATCACAGCCCGGCCTTCGCCACCTTCGATCCAGCCCCGTACAGCGATTCCAAGGATGGCGGCCACGCCGCCGTAGCTGCGGTGGCCGTCCAGCACCTGGACCGTGCCGGCATCGAAGCGGGCCATGTCCACGGCTTCGGGGGTGATCTGCAGGTCCTCGTCGTAGGGACGCTCGTTCCAATAGTCGTAGCGGCGCACCATGGCGCCCGTGGTCCAGACCACCTCGACCGTGCCGTCGGTCTCGTTGTAGGTGTCAGGGACCAGGCTTGCGGCGCGCGTCTGCACCGGCAAATCGTGGATCTGGGGCGCGGAAGATTGGGCGTTGGCTTGTGGCATGGCGCTCAGTTTTCCGGTTTGACTGTCTCAAATCCCGGAAAACTGAGACGATTTCACTTCTGCCCCTGCCCCTCCATCTGGGCCACCAGGTCGATGGGGTTCTGCGCACCCCACAGCGCGGCCAGCAGCGGCAGGATGCCGCCATCCTGCAGCCGCATCAGGTCGGCCTGCAGCTCGCTGAAAACGGCCTCTGGGTCATAGCCCCGGCGCCGGATGACTTCGCTGATGCTCTGCATGCCGCCCTTGACGGCGCTCAGGTCGCTGGCCACGTCCTGCACGGGGTTCGGGCTGGCCCAGCGGGGCGTGCTCCAGTCCGGCGCCTGCACGTTTGCCGGCACCGTGGCCACCAGATCCACGGCCGCCAGGAACCACCGCGCAATGGGCGCGCACAGGCGCGGCACGGTGATGCGCCACTGCTCGGATTCGACCTCGGCCCGGAACTGGTTCATGGACATGCGTGAGGTTGAGAAATTGACCTCGGTCAGGTCGCCGGTCATCAGCTCGTAGGGGCAGCGGTAGCCTGCGGCCACCTCCTTCCACCCTCCCTTCATGTAGTCACCAAAGCCCGGGACGGCCTTCGGCTCGATGAAGGTGGGATTGGTCATGCCTGGCGGCAGGCCCACGATGCCGCCGCCAGCGAGGTCGCCCAGGTCCATCAGGCCGGGCTTTTGCCCCCCGGCCTCCTCGGGCAGCGGCGGCGGCATGCCTCCGGCCCCTTCCATCTCGGCCAGCACCCCCATGCGCGATTCCAGCTGCTTGCGCTGCAGCTCGGAGTCACCATAGGTGTGCAGGTCGCGCACCTTGGCGATGATGGGCGCCAGGCGCGTGATGCCGTCCTGCTGGCCGGCGCGCTCGGGATCGAAGAAGTGGATGATTTCATCGGCCGGCACACGCTGACTGGTGCCGCTGCGGCCCAGGGTCCACATGCCGGCATCACCGGGGTGGCGGTCGAACAGGTAGTAGGCCAGGCGCTGGCCGCGCTTGTCGTACTCGATGCCCCGGATGATCTCGCGCCCGCCGGCCAGCACGCCGTTGCGCTCCACGTCCAAAAAGTCGATCTCCAACAGCTGCAGCTTGAGCGGCACCGTGGAGCCCATGCGCTGGATGTGCTTGCGGATGAGCACGGCGCCGTCAACGTCGCGCGTGCGCTCGGCTTTGTATTGCAGGCCGTAGAAGTCCAGCAGACCGTCATAGTCGGCATGGGGCACCCATTCGCGCCAGCGCTTGGCCAGGCCATCGTCGGCCCACACGGGCACGATGCCCTGGCCCACGCGCATGGCGAGCACGGCATTGACGGCGCGCACGATGTTCGGCACGTTCTGCGCGAGTGAGCGCGCACGCATGCGCAGCTCGCGCGCATCGGCGGCGTGGTCGGCAGTGGGGCTGGCCCCCGAGCGCTTGACGCGCCAGCCATCGGCGCGGCTGGCGCCCTCGTAGGCGCGCACCAGCATTTCCCGGGCGACCTGGCGGCGCACGCCCTGCGCGGGCGAGAAATAGCCGACAACACGGTCAACCAGCGTGGGGGAGGCCCTGCGGGCTACGGTACCGCGCTGCATGATCAACGGTCCCGCAGGCCGGCGAAGCGAAAGCGCGCCACCAGGGCGCGTGGCTGGCCGGTGCCGGCCACGGCCGAGATCTGCGTGTGCAGATCCCGGCGTGCGCCCATCATCTCGTCCAGGCTTCGATATGTGACCGAGGCGCCATCCTCGGTCGTGATGGTGCGCTCACCACTGTGGATGGCGGCATTGAGGCGCGCGAGGCGCATCTGGAGGTCTTGGAGCGTGCTCATATGCCGCACGCTACCGGGGCAACTGTCTCATTTCCCGGAAAAGTGAGACGGTTTCAGCCGGGCTGCTTCAGGTGCCGGTACACGGTGGCACGGCTGATGCCCAACGTGCGCGCCACGGCCGTGGCATTGCGCCCATTCCACAGCCGCAGCACCTGCCGACGCTCCTCGGCCTTGTCCACCGAGGACCTGGCAGGGATGTAGGCATCCTGGCCGGCGAACTCCCGGCGCAGCTGAAGCTGGACACGCTCCATCGCGGCAGGGCTGCCGCGCAGCTCGGGCAGCAGCTCCACAAGATAGTCAAACATGCGATCCACCAGATCGGGCGCGAAATCGGCCGCTGGCATGGCGGAACTCTTGGCCGCATCGGGGGCCATGTGGGGTGCTGGGGCGTTGATCTTTGGGGTCATGGGGCTACCAGGAACGGGAGAAACCGCCGTTGCGGCGAACGGGTGCCGCACGGCGTGGCGCGGGGGCCGACGCACGGGGCGCGGTGGTGGCGGAAACGGGTGGCGCGACCGACGTGGGCGCAGCCGTGGGAGCCGACGGCGCCACGCTGGCGGGCGCTTCGGGTGGGCTGAAGAGGTCACGCGCAGGCTGCACCATCTGCTCGACCTGCGACCAGCGCGCATCGGTGTACTTGTGCAGGCCCTGGGCCATGGCCGCGTGGATGGCGTAGTTTCGGCAGTCCAAGTCCTCATTGCGCTGGCGGCGCTTGACCCAGCGGTAGGCCTCGCGGCCCTGGACCTTGGCCAGGATGCGCTGCTCTGCGGTCAACTGCTCGAAGAACTCGCGCGGCAGATCCTCGCTGAAGTGCACGCATCCCGGGCCAGCGTCGGTGATCGCCAGTTGGCCCAGCAGCAGATCCTTGGCGTTGTCCACGCCCACCAGCCAGAGCTTGATGCCCTGCTTGACCTTCTGCCCGCGCCAGTCCAGGTCCTGCATGCTGGCCGGCCCCACGATAGGCCGGTTGTCGTTGTTGTCGCCCTTGATGGCGCGCAGGTTGGGCAGCATGTGCTGGTGCGTGCGGACGTAGTTGTAGACCGCCTGCGTCTGGTCGGACGAGTCGATGCTGATGGCGCTCAGGCCCAGGCTGCCGCCGTGCCATGCCTGCCGGTAGCGGCGCTGCAGGTAGGCCGTCACAGGTGCCCAGTCGCCCTCGCTGGATGGGTTGCCCTCGATGATGTGGCGGTCCACGATCCAGCTTTCCATGCCGCGGCCCCATGCCCAGACGTTGATCTGCCACCAGGTGCGCTGCACGTCCACGCCGGCCGCCAGCACCAGGCCACCCACGGGCACCGTGCCCAGGGCGTAGGGCTCGGCGCGGGCCTGCAGCACATGGTCGTCGGTGCCCTCCCCCTTCAGTTCCCAGGCCTGGCCCAGCGTCTCGTTGGTGAACGAGGTCATGGGGCCTGCATCGCCCTCCTGCAGCGCACGGTGGGCCTTCTCGAACTCGTCCACGATGGACGCCCAAGTGCGCTGCGGGCTGTACGCGGCCCAGATGTGCACGCCCAGCGTGCGTGGGGGCCTGCAGGGCGTGCCATCGGCAGTGCGCCAGATCCGGTCGGCGCCGAAGCGGCGGCCGGAACGGCGGCACACCCAGGCGCCCGTCAGCGGCCAGCCACCGGGCAGGTACTCGGCCTGGCTGATGGACTCCCGGCAGTGGGGGCACATGTGGCGCACGGTCTCGGGCTTGCCGGCCTCCCATTTGAAGCCGTGCATGGCCTCCTTGCCGCCCCAGGTCAGCGGGTGCTCGGCCTCGCAGCGCGGGCACTCGATCAGGTAGTCGACCTCGTCCTCGGAGTCCTCGCAGGCGCGGCTGACGTGGCACAGGCCCTTGATT